CTACTTGGCCGCTGGCCGCAGATTGGCCGCAGGCCGGTCCGCGAAGACGGCCGACATGGCTGCACGGCTGCGATCGTCGGCGTCCGGCATGAGGTGGCCGTAAGTGTTCAAGGTCGTGGTGGCCGAGGCGTGGCGCAGGCGGGCCTGCACGACCTTGACGTCGAGGCCGCCGGCGATGAGGGCCGAGGCGAAGAAGTGCCGCAGGTCGTGGTGACGGAACGCCTCTGGCAGGCCCTCCACCCCACCTCGGGCGGCCCGGATGGCGCGCTCGAGGGTGTGTGGCGCCACGGGCTTGCCGAAGGGGTCGGTGAGGATCGTTTCGCCGTGCATGTGCTCGGCCAGCTCGGCCGCGACCTCGACCGGGAGCGGCACCGTCGCGGCCGACGACGCCGATTTGAGGGGCCCGCCACCCCACTGGACCTCTGGGGTCACGCTGCCGGTCTCCAGGTCAACGTCCCCGGGTCGCAGACCGCAGACCTCACTGATGCGCAGGCCGGCGAAAGCACCGAGGAGGATGGCTGGCCGCAGGTGTTCGGGCATCGCGTCGTGGAGGCCCCAGACCTGCTCTGCCGTCGCGACATACGGCCGCTGGGCACCCTGGGGAGGTGCGGTCCGCCGGGAGCACGGAGAGCGCGGGATCAGGCCGTCGTGGGCCGCGTCGGCCATGACCTGCGCCAGCCTCCTGTAGATCGCGTACCGGGTCGAGGGTGCGTACCTCTCCCCCAGCTTCGCCACCCAGGCCGACACATCGCTGGGTCGCACATCTCCGAGCCGCCGGTCCCCGAACTCGGCCACGATGACGCGGCAGTGGACCTGCGCTTGGCGAAGGGTCGAGGCCCTCCTCGATGCATACCCCTCGAGCCACCGCTCGACCCATTGGGCCACCGTGGTCTCCGACGCCTTGCGGTCGAGGTGGTCGCCGCGCTGGACGGCCGCCTCGCCTGACTTCACCCACGCCCTGGCGTCGGCCTGGCGCTTGAAACGTCGGTGATGCTCCCGGCCGCGCTCATCCCGATATCGGGCTCGATAGGTGCCGTTCTCCTGCCGCCTGACGCTGCCCATGCTGGCCGCTCCTAACTTCGACTAGCCCTGACTCTAACCCCACTGCTACGTTCTAGTTAGACGTCCTGGTTGTTCCACAGAACTTCTCCTTTCGGGTCGAGGAAGCCTCTCCGAGAGCAGCGCACCAATCCGGGAAGCCCGGTACGTGTGATCCATGCAGATCACTACCGATGGGATCCCCCATGTCCACACGCCTCTTCACGAAGCCCGAGGTCGCCGAGCGCCTCCGCATCCCCGTCTCGACGCTCAACTATTGGAGGAGCCGGGGAGAGGGTCCGCGTTTCGTGCGCGTCGGCCGTCGCCTCGCCTGCACCGAAGCCGACCTGGAGGCGTTCATCTCCTCCCTCGCGGCCGCCTGAGCACCCTTCCCCCACAACGAGATCGGAGTACCCATGATTGACGCCGACATCACCACCGCACTGGCCCGCCTCGACGCCCACAACGACCGCTGCCAGGAGGCCCGCGCCCGCATCGAGGAAGAGCACCTCGCCTACGCCCGCGAGGCCGTCGGGCTGCCTTTCGGCCCCCTCGACCACGACGGGGAGCGTCGCCTCGCTGACGCCCTGCGCGAGCGCAAGAACCGAGAGCCCGACTGGAGCCTGCCCATCGGCGACTTCAAGGATCCACTGGACTGGCGAGAGATGCGCGCAGACACCGACGACCGGGGCCACATCGTCCTGATCGACGGCGAGCGCACCATCCCCTCCGACCCGATGGTCGAGCGTCGCCTGTCTGGCCTGCTGGCCGAAGCTGAGGACCGCCACGAGGCCGACCACGGCCAGGCCACCAACCCGTGGTGCGCCTCCTGCGAGATTCGCTTCCTGCGATCGCCCTACGGCGACAACGATCTTGCGTCCGCCGGCTGGACCGAGAGCGAGCTGCGGGAGAGCGCACAGACCACCCTGCGGGCCCGTGCCCGAGCCACCCTGCTGAGGACGCGGGGAGTCGTCCCAGACGCCACCCCGGCGGACCCGGAGACCGTGGAGACCCTCGGTGGGTCCTGGGCGGCGCAGGATCTCACCGACGTACTCGACGGCACTTTCGAGCCCACCGTGCCCTGCATCTTCGAGCGCGAGGATGGGCAGGCCCTGTTCTACGCGGGGATGGTCCACTCCATGCACGGCGAGTCCGAGTCCGGGAAGTCGCTCGTCGCACAGTGGGCCTGCGCGATCGAGCTCCAGATGGGCGAGAGCGTCGTCTACATCGACTACGAGAGCGACAGGGAAGAGGTGGTCGGCCGCCTACTGATGATGGGCTGCAGCAAGGACTCGATCCTCGACGGCTTCACCTACGTCCACCCCGAGGAAGACCCCGCCGCGGACCGGGCCAACTTCGAGGCTCTGCTGCGGACCAAGCCCTCCTTGGTCATCATCGACGGCGTCACCGACTCCCTCGGACTGGCCGGGCTGTCCTCGATGGACAACGACGATCTGGCGCGCTGGTCGAGGAACCTGCCTCGGCGCATCGCCAAGCGCACCGGCGCCGCCGTCGTGCTGATCGACCACGTCACGAAGTCCACGGAGGGCAGGGGCCGGTTCGCTCTCGGAGGACAGGCCAAGATGTCCGGCCTCGACGGCGCGGCGTACACCGTCGACGTGATCTCCCCCGCAGGAAAGGGGCGGTTTGGCCGCCTCTCCCTGCGAATCGCCAAGGACCGCCCCGGCGGGATCCGAGGAGCCTGTGGGGAGCCCCGGAAGTCGGATCGCACGCAGGAGGCCGCCATCGTCGTGATCGACGGCACCGTCGACGGGCAGATCGGCGTGAGGGTCAAGGCCCCCGATGAGCTGGCAGACCCGGCCGTCATCGAGCGTCGCCACCAGTCCAAGGCGGCCGGCATCATGCGCAACCTCATCGACGAGATTGAAGCCCACCCTGGCTCCACGAAGAACGCCCTCATTGACTCGGTCAAGGGCAACAAGGAGGAGAAGAGCACCGCACTGCGGTCCCTCATCGAAGACGGATACGTCCGGGTGGACACCGGCGCTCGCAACGCCCACCACCACCACATCGGAGACAAGCCCTTCGCCATCACCCCCGATCTCCTGCCCACCATCCAGACGGAGGACTGACCATGTGCATCACCGGCAAGCGCGCCTACTACTCACGGGCTGAGGCCAAGAAGAAGGCCAAGGACATGAGCCGACGCACGGGCGAGCGGGTCATCCCCTACCGCTGCGATGTGTGCCCGGACTGGCACATCGGCAAGCCACCCCCCGGCCTCATCCGGGGTGAGGTCTCCCGCTCGGAGATCCACCAGCACAGGTACGACCGTGCCCGCGCCCTGGGCTACGAGCAGTGACCATGACCTGCTGCCTCGAGTGCGGGGAGCTGAGCGACGAGGCCCGATGCGAACAGCATCGGGCCTCGCCCGTTGAGCGGCGCGGCTCGAGCCCACGCGAGCGGGGGTACGACGCCGCATGGGATCGCCTCTCACGGAGTGCTCGAGCAGCACAACCTTGGTGCTCAGACTGCGGAGCAACCTCAAGGCTCACTGCCGACCACAAGCCCTCCGCGTGGACGCGCAGGGCCAAGGGCCTGCCGCTGCGCCTCATCGACGTGGACGTCGTGTGCAGTGACTGCAACTGGGCCCGAGGCTCGAGCCGACCGGGGTCTCCTCGCGCCGACCCTGGGGGGTAGGGGGTGCGGGGTCCGAGCGGGACCGGGACGCAGAGGACGAATCTTCGACTCTCTCGAACACCTGTGCGACGAGGAGCCCCAGACCCCCCTCTCAGGGCCTCAAGCACCTACCTCACGCATGAGATAACGACCCTCTTTGCCCCACTGGGTCTGACTGGGTCTGACTGGGTCTAAAAGCCCCCAGACCCAGTGACCACGACTGGGTCTGGGTCCCCCCTCCCTTTAGGGGGACCCAGTCCCGGTCAGCGCTGGAGAATCGGTGACCGGGTCCGAGAGACCTGGACCCGGTCGATTTTGACCCTCAACCTCTACTTTAGACTTTGCGATACCCTCTCCTCATGGGGAAGCCGGGACCGAAGTCTCAGATCACAGCTCCCCCGCTCGACCTCACTGGAGCACCAGAGCGGGGATGGGAGCGGGTGGTCTGGTTCGCCCAACGCTTCCTGCTGGTCCCCAAGGGCACCGGCGCGAAGACCCCGTTTACCCTGCGGCCCTGGCAGGTCGACATCGTGCGGGAGTTCTTCCCGGCCGCTGGTCGGCCCCGGCAAGGACTGCTGTCCCTCCCCCGCGGCAACGGCAAGACGGCTCTGGCCGCCGTGCTGGCCCTCTACGCGCTGTTTGCTGACGAGCAGGAGGGAGCGCAGGTTCTGGTGGTCGCATCCGACGAGAGGCAGGCGGGGCACGTCCTGCGGGCTGCGCGTCGGATGATCGAGCTGTCTCCTGAGCTGGCCGAGCGCACTCACCTGTACGCCGATCGGATCCACTGCCCGCAGACCGACTCGGAGATGCGGGCGCTCCCTGCCGACGAGGGCGCCCTCCAGGGATGGGATCCCACGCTCATGATCGTGGACGAGCTGCACGTCGTCACGGAGAAGGTGTGGGAGGCCGTCACGAGCGCCTCCGGCAAGCGGGCCGAGTCGCTCACGCTGGCGATCTCCACGCCGGCCGACAACACCGAGTCTGTGATGTGGAAGCTGGTGCAGTGGGGCCGTGAGGGCACCGACCCCTCGGAGTTCGTCTACGTCGAGTACAGCGCCCCGGATGGCTGCGCTCTGGACGACGAGGAGGCCTGGGCTGTCGCGAACCCTGCCCTGGGTGACTTCCTCGCCATCGACGCGCTGCGGAGCCAGAAGCGCACCATCCGCGAGGAGGCCTTCCGCCGGTACCGCCTGGGGCAGTGGGTCGGGAGCGAGAACACCTGGCTCCCCTTCGACTCCTTCGCACCGCTGGCCCGCCCTCACCTGATCGGCAAGCGGGAGCGCGTGGTCCTCGCCTTCGATGGGAGCGCCTCGGGCGACTCCACGGCCCTGGTGGGCTGCACGCTCGGTCCGACGCCCTACGTCTTCGTGGTGGGCCTGTGGGAGAACCCGACGCCCGGCAAGGCCGGCTGGAGGGTGCCACGCGAGGAGGTCGACACCACGGTGAAGGACGCCTTCAAGCGCTTCAACGTCGTGGAGATGGCCTGTGACCCCTGGGGCTGGCGCTCTGAGATCGAGTCCTGGGCAAAGCGCCACGGGGAGCGCCGCGTCATCGAGTGGAACACCGCGCACGCCTCACGGATGGCACCGGCCACGGACCGCATGTACCAGCTGGTGGTCACTGGTGGGCTCGAGCACGACGGAGACCCCCGGATGATCGCGCACTTCGACAACGCGGTGGCGAAGAACACCAACCTCGGTGACCTCATCAGCAAGGACAAGAAGAACAGCACTCGGAAGATCGACTCGGCCGTGGCGGCCATCGTCGCCGCAGACCGGGCCGCCTTCCACACCCAGAAGCCCGCTCGCACAGGAAGTTTCGCCTCATGACCACTACCAAGACCCTCGAGGCCCTCACGGCCTCCCTCGACACTCGGCAGGCCGCCATCGCGGAGAACGAGACCTACCTCTCGGGCAAGCAGCGCCTGGCGTTCATGTCCTCGCAGGCCCGCGAGGCCACGAAGCTGGGCCGGATGGCGACCAACGTCCCCCGGCTGGCCGTCACCTCCTTGGCCGAGCGCCTGCGGGTGACCGACCTGCACCTGTCTGGCCAGCACGATGAGGCCCTGTGGGCCGACTTCCGGCGCAACGACCTCGACCAGACGCTCGGGCTGGCCTTCCGGGAGGCGCTCGGCCTGGGCTCCTCCTACGCCATCGTGTGGGACCGCACCGGGCGGGCCCGGCCGCGGGTGAGCATCGAGTCTGCGCAGCACGTCACGGTGCAGACCGACCCCGGCACCGGGGAGACCCTGGCCGCGGTGAAGCGGTGGAACGTGCCCGGCGGGAGCCGTGCAGTCCTCTACCTCCCCGACGCGGTGATCCCCTTCACCGCCGACGGCGAGAACGCCACCATCGGCTGGCGAGAGGGCGAGAGCATCCCCAACCCGCTCGGTGCGGTGCCGGTGGTGGAGTTCCGCAACGGTGACCGGCTCCTGGGCCCCGGCGTCTCCGAGATCGAGGATCTCAAGCCGCTGGTGGACGCCCTGAACAAGGTGCTGGCCGACATGATGGTCGGCTCTGAGTTCTACGCCCGGCCCCGTCGCTGGGCGACCGGCGTAGAGCTCGGCGAGGACGAGGAGGGCCGCCCGGTCAACCCCTTCCCCGAGGGCGACCGGATGATGATCTCCGAGGCCGTCGAGGCCCGTTTCGGCTCCCTGCCGGCTGCGGACCTGGGCTCCTACGAGGCTGCGGTGAAGATCCTCCTGGGGCAGATCATGGCCGTGTCGGCCCTGCCGGCGCACTACATCGGCGTCCTCAACTCCAACCCCACCAGCGCCGACGCAAACCGCTCGGCCGAGGCCTCCTTGGCCGCTCGGGCGCAGGCTCGGCAGGCGCAGTTTGGTCGGCCCGTCGAGGCCATCGGCCGGCTCATGCACGCGGTGCGTACCGGCACCGATCCCGAGGCCGCCGACGTCTCGGTGGTGTGGGCCGACCCGGCCACGCGCTCGGTGGCGCAGGAGGCTGACGCGGTGGTGAAGCTGCACGCCGAGGGCCTGCTGCCCACGGACTACGCGCTGGCCCGCCTGGGCTACTCCGGCGACGAGATCGCCCGTATCCGCCTGGCTCGCCTGCAGGAGAGCGTGGAGCGTGCGCGGCTGGAGCCGCCGGCATGACGGAGCCTCTGCTCGATTACCGGACGCTGGAGCTCCTGCGGGATGGGGCCGTGGCGATCTTCGAGCCGGTCTGGGGCTTCCGCAAGGACGTCCCGGCCGACCAGTGGGTCGACCTGGCGGCCCGGACGATGGTCTCCACCTCCCTGCAGGGTGAGGCCCTGGGCCGCTCCTACGGCTCCTACGCCACGACGGTGGACGGGAGCGCCCTCCTCCCGCCGGACATCGCCACGACGGCCCGCAGGCCCGCGCCGGACGACTTCGAGCCGCGCTCCTCCCGTGCGCCCAAGCCGGATCCGCTCATCGACGTGGAGGAGCGCTCCCGGGAGCTGGAGGGCCAGTACGTCTCTGCCCTGCGCACCATTGGTGGGCTCTCTAGTGGCTTTGAGGACGCCGACCGCCCGCGGGTCGATCGGCTCATCGGGGATGAGGCCGTGGCCGCTGTGCAGCGCGGCTATCAGGACGGTCTACGCCTCTACGACCAGGAGGACGTGGAGTACGAGGAGTTTGGGCAGGACACCGGCGGCCGCCCCGAGGTGGACGCGCTCGGCCGCGTCCGACCGAGCACGACTTCCACGAGGGTTCGCGGCTACCGGCGCGGGATCAACCCCGGCTGCTGCGAGCTGTGCTTCTGGCTGTGGAAGGAAGGGCGCGTCTACCCGATCGACCAGCCGATGCACCGGCACACCGGATGCCGGTGCGTGCCGGTACCCACCACCGACCCTGTGGGCCGGTGGTCCCTGAGCAACGAGGAGATGGATCTCCTCGAGGCGCTCTACGAGCGTTACGTGAAGACCGACGATGAGGAGGAGTCAGCATGACCGAGCAGGAGCAGACCGTGGAGCAGGACCAGGAGCAGGAAGGGGCCGACCAGGAGCAGGAGCAGGAGCCCGACACCTTCCCGCGTGACTACGTGGAGAAGCTGCGCAAGGAGAGCGCGGGGCACCGCACGTCCGCCCGTGAGGCCACCGAGGCCCTGCTGCCGCTGCAGGAGCGCCTGCATGGGGCACTGGTGGGCGCTACGGGCCGTCTGGCCGACCCGTCCGACCTCCCCTTCGACCCGGCGCACCTCGAGGACGAGGACGCCCTGACGGCCGCGATCGACGCCCTCCTCGAGGCCAAGCCTCACCTGGCCCCCCGGCGCGTCTCTGGGGACGTGGGGCAGGGACTGGGTGGCCCCCAGTCCGGCGTGGACCTTGGCGGGATGCTGCGCACGCGAGCCTGAACCCTCAACCTGTGGTCGAGGGTTTCTGTTACCCTCGACCACAGGAGCCCGGCGCTCCTCCTGAACAACGGCTAGATGCCCGCGTGACCACTTCCGCTGCATCTCGTCCTCAGGAGGACTCCAATGGCTCTCGACACCACCACCGCTACCGAGCTGACTTCCGAGCAGGTCCAGACCGTCCTGGTCCAGCCGCTCGAGGCCCGCTCCACCTTCCTCTCCTCCGGTGTGCGCATCATCGACACCGCCGGCCCCCTTCGCCTGCCCAAGATGGGTGGAGCGACCGCTCCCCAGTGGCACGGCCAGAACGAGCAGATTTCCGAGGTCGACCCCGACTTCGACGAGATCACGCTCCTGCCCTCGACGATGAAGTCGGTCAAGACCCTGACCCGCTTCTCCAACGAGCTGGCGCGGCAGTCCGTCGTGGCTCTGGACGAGGCCCTCAAGGCCCGCCTGGTCAAGGACGTGGCCGACACCATCGACGCCCAGCTCCTGAGCGCAGGCGGCGACGGCGTCACGATGCCCAAGGGCCTGTTCGGCTACGCCGGCACGCAGTCGGTGCCCGTGGGTGGAGACCTCACGCTCGACCACCTCATCGAGGCTGAGGGCCTGGCCCTGGCTGGCAACGTCAACTCCGAGGCTCTGAAGTGGGTCATGACCCCGCGGGAGTTCACCAAGCTCCGGAAGGTCAAGGACACCTCGGAGCGCTACCAGCTCCAGCCCGACCCGACCCGCGCCGGTGGCTTTACCCTCTTCGGTCACTCGGTCATCGTCACCGGCCGCGTCCCCGACACCACGGGCGCGACGCCGACGGCCCGCGTCGGTCTGGTCGACTTCTCGCAGGTCGTCGTGGCCCGCGACGCTTCCCCGAGCGTCAAGATCCTCGACCAGACCTTCGGCGACTTCGACCAGCAGGCCATCCGCGTGGTGGCCCGCTACGACGCGGCCCCGCTCAACTCCGAGGCCGTCATCGTCCTCTCGGGCATCACCGTCTGACGATGAGCGCGCTCACCAATCTGGAGGCCTCCCCCTCGGCCTCCTGCGCCCGCCGAGGGGGACGGTCCGACCTCTGCTCCTGGTCTGGCTGTCCCTCTCGGTGCGGGGCGGTGAGCCCATGAGCGAGCCCGTCCCCGTGCTGGCACTGGTGGGCCCCTCGGTCCTCCAGGAGGCCCGCGCACGCGGCCTGCGGGGCGGCGTCGAGGTGGTCTGGTCTCCCGAGCGTGGATGGCTCTGTGCCGACCACACCGCCCAGCCCTGCATCCACACCGAGGGCCTCCCCGGCCCCGGACTTCCTCAGGAGGACTCATGAGCGCACCGACCGGCCAGACCGTGGCCGACTTCCTCGGAGCGGGCGACGACGTGGAGCTGGTGGCCCTGGCCTCCCAGCACGTCCTGATCGTCACCGCGATGGCACGGACCTATGTGCGCGGCAACGGCTTCACTGAGGGCGACGTCTCCGAGGACATCGCGGCCGTCATCACCACGGCCACGGCCCGGATGGTCGCCAACCCCGAGCAGATCAACACCCAGATCGGCTCCACGGCTGTGTGGGGTGGCTTCCAGGGCTGGTCCCTGGCTGAGCTCTTCGTCCTCAACTCGTGGCGGGGGCGGGCGGCATGATCCGGGTGATGCATGAGCGGTGCGACCTCGAGGCATCCGAGGTCGATCGGTTCGGGGACACCACCTGGGTCCTCAAGGCGTCCAACGTCCCCTGCGAGATGGTCCCGCTGGACTCGAGCGAGCAGACCCAGCGCGGCGTCGCCGTCACGACCACCTACCAGTGGGTGACGCGCTCGACCCTGATCCCCAACGTGCAGACCAACTGGCGCATCATCTGGCGCGGGAGGGACTTCAACGTGGTGGGTCACGTCGAGGACTACTACCTGCGGGGCCGGCTGCAGCACCGGCAGGCCGTCGTGAAGTTCATCCAGGGCTGA